TTGACAAACTATAGTAATGTAAACACTGCGGCCTATCTGAGCACTGCTACGATCAACACCACAGGCAATATCACAGCGGCCTATGTCACAGGTAATATTAGTATTACAGGTAACGTGATTGGTACAACAGCTAACTATACTGGTAACGTCACAGTTGGTAACTTGTCAGTAACTGGTAACTTGTCAGCTAACCTATTGTCAATCACAGCTAACAGTATTACAGGTACAGGTGCTAATACAACTATCATAGCAGGTGCATACACTAGTGTATTTGACAATCAAGGCAACGTAACAGTTCCAAAATTATTCGCCAATGGTAATATTCAAAGCACAGGTTATATATTTGGTAATGCTGCGTTCTTAACTGGATTAGCTAGTTCATACAGCAACGTTCAAGTAGCCACATACCTAGCCAACGTATTATCTAGTACTGGTAATATCTACGCAGGTAATATTGTAGCTTCAGGTTATGGCTACTTCCCAGGAGCATACAATGAAAGTGCTACCGCAGCTGGCGTGTTCATAGGTAACACTGGCAGCGGAACTCCAAGCCCACGCATAGGTTTCTATAACGGTAATGTCACGCAAAACTGGCAGATAGACAACTACTTTGGTACATTCCGTTGGTTCACTCCTGGTGTCAGTCAGATGACTTTGGATCCAAGCGGTAATGTATCTATATTAGGAACCACAGCCAACGCACTGGTAGTCAGTGGTGGTACAATCTTACAAGGTAACTTGACAGTCAACGGCATCACAGCTATCACTATGCCAAATTGTCCAGCATTCCGTGTAACTGGACAAGGTAGCGCACAAAATACAGGTGCTAACCTTACATCTAGCAACTGGACTGTTGATTATACCCAAGGTAACTCTGCGGCTTATCTAAACGGTACTAATGGTAACTTCACAGCACCAGTAGCTGGACTTTATCAAACTAGCCTAACAGCTAGAACATCAACTAATACTAATGCCACTCTCATACAAGCAGTGATATACCAGATTAAGGGTGGAACCCAATCAGTAGCACTGATGATAGAGTGGGGACCAAATACTACATTCAATCATGCCAGCGGCTCAACTACAGTTAAACTAGCAGTGGGTGACAAACTTTATGTGGCCTGTACGGCCAATGGTGGTGGTAGTGGATTCAACTTTGATGGAAATGACCATTGGGACGTGGTCTACTTAGGATAAACAATGTATATCAATGGCGTAAATATCCAAGGTTTAAATTTCCTTCCACCAGCTGGTTTACAAGGCAGCCTCAGTTTCGCTGGTGGTGCTAGTGGTACTAATCAACTGGTTCTCAGTCCTGGTGTTACTATTGGTAGTGGGTCTTATACCATCGAAGGATGGTTCCAACTACCTAACTTTACTTCAGCCTACGGTATCGTTGGTGCTACATCTACAAATGGATTTACTTTAATTGTTTCTAGTTCAACGATATTTACCACAGACAAATACGGTGGTGGTGGCCAGTTCAGCTACACAGTACCTACTATGACGGCTAACAAGTGGTATTATTTTGCCTTGGTTAGGAACGGTACCACTGAAGCATTATTCCTTGGTAACACAGCTGGTGGTACAGCTACTAGAGCTGGTGCTACCCAGACTAACTCGCTGAACTATGCTGCCGCTAGTCCTTGGATTGGATCATATTATGGAGCAAGTTGGCCAGGACTTATGACCAATCTTCGTATAGTAGTTGGCAGTAATGTCTACGATCCTACGCAGACATCGATCTCAGTGCCTAATCAAGAACTCACAGCTATAGCCAATACCAAATATCTCATGCTAGGTGGTAACGTGACATTGGACACAAGTGCTACGCAGACCATAACAGTCACTGGTACAGTAACATTGAGCTCAACCAAACCATTCTAAGGATCAGATATGATAATCTCAGGCGGAGTCCAAATAACAAACGGTGTTCAAATCTACGATATACCAACATTGAATATTATCTCATCTAATCTTGTTATGTATGTTGATGCTGGATTAACATCAAGCTATCCAGGTAGTGGTACCACTTGGACAGATCTAAGCGGCAGTAACAATAATTTAACATTCCAGAATAGCGGCAGTATCACCTATTACAGCACAGGTGGTGGATACTTCTCAACAGGCTCTAACGGATATTTTAGCATAGCCAGTGGCAATAATATTCCAACAGGCAACAGCACTTATTGTCTCAGTGTTTGGGTACAGATGAAAAGTGGAACCAGTGTCAATGGATTCGTGGGTATTGGCAATGGGTATGGTACAACAAATGCTGTCAACGCTTTCCGTGTTAGCAGTACCAATGCTTTGGTTAATTATTGGTGGGGTAATGATTTAACAGTCGCATACGCAGTGACGACCAATTGGATTAATGCTGTGGCACAGTATGATGGCACGACTCGAAGCATTTGGGTTAACGGCACACAGATATCATCTGATACACCTGTAGGGCACAATGTTACCAACAGTTATGTATCAGTGGCACTGACATGGCCTACACAAAGCGAATATCTCCAAGGTAACATCGGGCAAGCACTTATCTATAATCGTGCGCTGACATCAACTGAAATCACGCAGAACTTTACAGCCACTCGCTCGAGATTTGGAGTCTAATTATGGCATTAGTTATAGGATCAGGAATTACTATAGGTGGTGGGATAAACATTGTCAGCACGGTTGACTATGTAACTGCTAACTTGGTAATGAACTTAGATGCAGGATTATCCTCAAGTTTCTCTGGTAATACTACCTGGGTTGATACTATTAGTGGATTATCATTTACCTTAACTGGCTCTCCAACATTCAGCAGCAACAACGGTGGCTATCTAAACTTTGCGTCAGGAGCTGGTCAATATGCACAAAGTCCAAATCAGAGTTTTGGATCTCTGACGAGATTTACTACAGAAGCATGGCATTATTACAATGGTGTTGGTGCTGGCCTACCTTGTTTGCTCACAGAAGTATACCCAGGTGCTAACAATAAAATTAACTACCTCTTAGGTACTGGTAATAGTGCTGGTCTGCAGGCTGGATTTTTTGATGGCGCCTTTGAAGTTACACCAGGATATACAATGACTGTAGGCAATTGGTATCACATAGTAGGTACATATGATGGGGCCGCAATTAAACTGTTTATAAACAATACCATGGTTTATAATACATCTGCGGTAGGTACACCAACTAGTTCAACTGCTGGTATCAGACTGATGCGTCGTTGGGATAATGCTGACTATTGGTATGGTAGATTGGGTGTCGTCCGCATCTACAACACTGCGTTTGGTAACACTCAGATCAATCAAAACTATCAAGCAGTGCGTAGTAGATTTGGCTTATAATATTCTAGCCTATTTTTAATTAATTAAATAACAGTATGAACAACAGAGATTTTAAATGGCTATAATAGGACCAGGTATAACCATTGGACCAGGTATAACAGTCGGATTGGTAAAACCAGTGGCTACTGGACTGGTTTTATATCTTGACGCTACCAACATCACCAGCTATCCAGGTAGTGGAACCACTTGGTATGATCTCAGTGGACTAGGCAATAATTACTCTCTGGTCAATGGACCTGTTTATACCACTGACCTTGGTGGTCTCATTACATTCAATGGTTCCAACAGCCAATACACTACCAGTAATTCTACCGTATTTAATTCTGCTACTTATAATGCTTATACTATAGATTTATGGGTATATCCCACTGCTGCTGGAGATCTAGTATCAGTTGACGGACAGCTGGCCATCAACACCAGTAATCATTATTCGGCTATAGAAATAAATGCATTTGGTCAGCTCAAATTTGGACAGTGGACCGGAGCAGAAACTACCATAGCCACATCTGCACAGAGTTTGAACGCTTGGTATAATCTAGTACTGACCTATGACGGAACCACTGCCACCGCTTATGTCAACGGAGTCAGTGTTGGATCTGCGGCCGTTGGGTGGACTAGTCCAGGAGCCAACACATATTTTTCATTGATGGGTATCGATTCAACTGACATGGGTGTCAATGCCTATGGCAATGGCAGTATCGGTGCATTCTTGCTGTACGATGCAGGCCTGACTGCCGCACAAGTCTATCAAAATTTCAATGCTTTCCGTGGCCGTTACGGTATCTAGAGGTTGATCTAACCAAAAATTCAGCGTATAATATAGTATATGTTGAATATCATAGCAGATTACATAAAATCGATCTTACCAGCTAAGAAGAAAACCACGCCCAGTGGTTGGACCAGCTTCAACGCACCTTGCTGTGTACACAATGGTGAAAGTGCAGATACCCGTGGCAGAGGTGGTTTGACTGCCAATGCTGATGGTAGCGTGTCCTTTCATTGTTTCAATTGTTCGTTCAAAGCCAGCTATCAACCTGGCCGTCACCTAACATTCAAATTCCGTAAGTTGCTAAAATGGTTAGGTGCAGATGACACAGACATCAAACGATTGGTAATTGAAGCCATCCGCGTCCGTGAATTGGTTGCACCAGAAGCTGTCAAAGCTGAAGCTGAAGAAGAGAAGATTGAATTCAAAGCTCGTGACCTACCAGAATCAGCTGTGAGTTTCCGTGCTATGATGACACATCATCTGCTTGATGATTTTAAGAATGTACCAGGACTATTAAATTCAGCAGTCAACTATACCAATCTGCGTAAGATGGACTATGATCGTTATGACTTTTATTGGACAGACTCAACAGAGCACAGTCTACATCAGCGTGTGATCATCCCATTCATTTGGCAAGGTCAGACTATTGGTTATACTGCCCGTGCTGTCATTGACAGTGTCAAACCCAAATACTATAGTAATTATGAACCTAACTTTGTGTTTAACATCAACAATCAACGGCCAGACAGCAAGTTTGTCATAGTCTGTGAAGGACCGTTTGATGCGATGTCAGTAGATGGTGTAGCAGTGTTGAACAATGAGTGTAATGAAACACAAGCAGATATCATTGAAAGTCTAGGACGTGAAGTGATCGTGGTAGCAGATGCAGACAAAGCTGGTGCTAAGATGATAGCCAATGCTATCGAATATGGCTGGTCAGTGAGTTTTCCTGTATGGTTAGAAACTTGTAAAGACATCAATGAAGCAACAGTAAAATATGGTAAACTGTTTGTGTTGAAAACTATCTTAGACAGTAAGCAGACGAGTAAACTCAAGATTGAACTTATGAAAAAGAAACTGTATAATTAATTATATGAGCACAAAAGAATATACTCCAGAACTACAGAAACTATTTTTAGAAATGATGCTACAAGATGCACAGAGCTATGTGCGTGTGCAGAATATCTATAATCCAGAAAACTTTGATCGCAGTCTTAAAGACGTGGCTAAGTTTATCAAAACCCACACTGACGATCACAAGGCCATGCCCACAGTTGAGCAGGTCAAGGCAGTGACAGGTGTAGAATGTAAACATGTACCAGACTTGACTGAAGATCATTACAGTTGGTTCCTAGCAGAATTTGAAGGCTTTACCAAACGCAATGAACTAGAACGTGCTATCCTTAAAGCGGCTGATATGCTGGAAAAGGGTGAATATGACCCAGTGGAGAAACTTATCAAAGATGCAGTGCAGATCAGTTTAACTAAAGATCTAGGTACAGAATACTTTGAAGATCCTAGAGCTAGATTATTAGCAATTAAAAGTAATAACGGACAAGTATCAACAGGTTGGCCAACCTTAGACAAGCGTTTGTTTGGTGGTATGAATCGCGGTGAACTCAACATCTTTGCTGGTGGATCAGGTTCAGGTAAAAGTTTATTCATGCAGAACATTAGTATCAATTGGGTCACACAAGGACTTAACGGTGTATATCTGAGTCTAGAGTTGAGTGAAGGATTGTGTGCTATGCGTATGGACAGTATGGTAGCAAACTGCAGCACCAAAGAAGTATTCAAAGAAATTGATACGGTAGAAATGAAAGTCAAGATGACTGGTAAGAAGTCAGGTAGTCTGCGTATCAAATACATGCCGGCACAATCAAACGTAAATCAGATACGTAGTTATTTGAAAGAACTACAAATACAGACAGGCAAGAAGTTAGATTTTATCATGGTAGACTATTTGGACTTGGTCATGCCTGTGAGTGCTAAAGTATCACCAAATGACCTGTTCGTCAAAGACAAATATGTATCAGAAGAACTGCGTAATCTAGCCAAAGAACTAAACATATTGATGATCACAGCGTCACAGTTGAATCGTGGTGCGGTAGAAGAAATCGAATTTGACCACAGCCACATCGCAGGTGGGTTATCAAAGATCAATACAGCGGATAATGTGTTTGGTATCTTCACTTCAAGAGCCATGCGTGAGCGTGGACGCTATCAACTACAACTTATGAAAACACGTAGTTCAAGTGGTGTAGGTATGAAAGTAGACTTAGAGTATGATTTAGAAACACTGCGTATCACAGACCCAGGTGAAGAAGCACAGGAAAGTGGTTTACGTGGAGTAGGCGCAACCAATATCCTAAGCCAGATTAAAACAGGTTCGACAGTAAATCCACAAGAAGACACTCCTAAGATCAACGCTACTGTAGACAGCAGTAAATTAAAAAGCATGCTAGCGGGTCTTAAATCCAGTTCAGAATAATATCTAAACCTGGATAAATATACTAAATTGGAGTAAGATCTTGCAAAAACGCACTCGTAGCATACTCACTGAATTAGATGAGTTACTCACGCATAAAGATAAGGAAAATCTCCTAGAGACTCGTGCCAACAACATTATCAATGGCGCAATCAACCTTATCAAGAATATTCATGAAAACTATGATGCTGAAACAGCTGGTGAGTTAGAACGTCGTTTCCTTAATGCCATCAAGGGCCAAGATCCTGCTAAGTTCTCGCGTGGTATTAGGAAACTCAAAGATGAAGATTAATGAATTCTTAAATGAAGCTCCTAGGGTAGATCCCGCTACTATGAAAGCTCGTCAAGATAGATCAGCGGCTTTTAGGCAACCAGTAACACAAGCACCACAACAAACAACACAAGCACCACAACAAACAACACAAGCACCACCACAAACAACACAAGCACCACAACAAACAACACAAGCACCACCACAATCAGCACCAACTGCACAGCAAACTGCGACTCCTAAATTAGCCGTAGCGGATCCAAGACTTAATCCAGCCATACAACCTGGTACTGTATACAAAGGTGATCCGAACAATCCTAATTATCAAAAGAATCTAGATGCCGCTGCCGCACAAGATGCAGCCTCTGGTCGTGCACCACAACAGACAACTAAACAAAATATTCCTGGAATACCAAATCCTGCATTTGGTAATGCTGAAAATGATGTAGATCTTAAACCTGGTAACTACAAACCTATGCCAAGTACCTCGGGTGGTTTCTGGCACGCTGCAGCCAAATCTCTAGGTTTTGATAAAACCGCGGCCGGTCTCGATGCAGCCAAGGCGGCTGATTATCGTCAAGGGGAACAGGAAAAAATAAGAACCCCCGATGTCAGCGGATGGACTCCTGCTAAACGTGCAGCCTTGAAAAAACAACTTCAAAAGTCATTAAACAACAAGGTGGCTCGATAATGAAAATCAGAGAATTACATGAAGGTTTGTTTGATACCTCTAAGACCAGCACTCCAACGCCTACTATTAAAAAAACAAAAAATCAATTTGGTTTTAACATCAATGATTTAACAGATAAGCAAAAACAACAGTTGATAGACTACATCACACATTTAGAGAATCCACAAATTTCTACGGTAGAACCGGTCAAGGCACAACCTAATCCACAAGCTGGTGAACAACCAGCTCCAACAGATAGTACAGGCCCACAAGCTGGTGAACAACCAGGCACACAAGGTGGTCCAGCATTTCCGCCAGATCTAAGCGGCTATACAGTAGAAGAATTACAACAGCTAAAACAGCTAGTTCAACAAAGTTTACAGGCGGCATAATCATGAAAATGTATCTATATGAAGGATTGAACAAACAAGATTGTGCTACGATGATGCTTTGGGAATCAGCTGGACGTGCTATCTACGAAGCCAATTTAACCCCACAACAGATTACACAACTATTCCAACAGATTGAACAAGGTGCTACTGCTATTGGCGGCAATCGCACAGCACTAGGATTAACTAAAGACGCTGGCTCAGCTGTGATGAAGGCCTATAACGATCTTAAAACTAAGGTAGCTAATAGTGGTCCTATTAAAAATATGGATGCCATGTATGACCAAGCCGCAGCTAAATTAAAACAAGCTACTGGTGGTGATCAAGGTGTCATGCAGTATGTACAAAAATATCGTGACTTCGCTAAGAAACATCCAGTAGCACAGAGCATAATTTACGGTGCCCTTATTGGTGCCGCAGGTATTAGTGGTGCAGGCGCAGGTGGTGCAGCCGCACTAGGTTTATTCAAGATGGTAGATAAACTTCTACAAGGTGAGAAGTTTAGCAGTGCAGCCTACAGTGGTGCTAAGACAGGCGCCATGGCCTATGCCGCTGGTCAGATTGGCAAGGCATTGAAAGGTGATCAACAAGTTCCGCCTGGTGCAGACAAATTGACTGGTTTACCAGCCAATGCCGATTGGATGGATTATGAACAAGCATTAGAAAAAGTAAATCCTACAATGCTTGAGCGTCTAGGGAATACATTAGATGATCCAAGTGTAAGTGATGAATATAAAACTGAATTATTGAAGTTACTTTATCCTTTTAGGAATAGTATCAAAAACCCAGCAGCAATTGATAGACTAGTAAGTTCAGTGTCTCAGATGGCAAGTCATTCTATAGAAAATGCCACCCAACAAGCAGTCGCTGCCGCAGGTAGTAGTAATTTTGAAAGCCGTCAACTTTCTAATAAAAAAATCCTAGCATTATTCGAACGTGTTGCACGCCTAAACAGCCGCATGCTAGCAGAAGGACGATTAGAAGAAGGTCTGTTCGACAAGTTTAAATCTAAGCCACCAGTTTCTATTGCTGGACAAAATATTGATCCTAAAGAACATCCTGACGTATACAACAAAGCTATCGCTGCTGGTAAGAAACCAGGATTGCTAAGTCGTGCTGGTAGTGCTATTAAACAAGGTATTAATTCATTAGCACAGAAAGCAGGTACTGCTGGGCATAATCTTACTACCAAAGTCACAGCAGACAAATTACAATCAGCATGGAAGAAAGCAGGGAGTCCCACTGACTCAGCTGAAATTGAAAACATTTTATATTATGCAGGTGTAAGTCCTGATGTTATCAATACAGTGTTTAAATCTAACAACATTCCGATGACTAGAGCACAGCCAGATCAAGAAACACCAACAGATGATCAAGGTACTACTGACGGTAGTGTAGAACAACCTCAGGATGGACAACCGACTCCCACAAGCGGTGATGCTCCAGAAGTTCAACCTACACCACAACCAACTCCACAAGGCGGAAAACCATTACCAGATATTAGCAAATATACACCTGAACAAAAACAGCAATTAATACAATTAATTGATACGGCTATCGCTAAACTAAGTCCAGGACAATCACAGTCTACAAAAACAACTAAACCTAAAGTTAACTATCAAGATTATAGTAAAAATTTAAATACCCCACAGAAACCACTAAAGGTTTCACCGTCACGTAATCCTGGTGCGCCGACTCCAGACGAACAAGCTAACCTACAAGCAAAATTACAAGCAGCATTAAAGGCACAGGATAAACAATGAAATTATTTGAAATAAAAAATCAAACGCCTAATTTCTTGCTAACAGAAAGCAAGAACACTCATCTCGAGCATTTAGAAGACTTAATATTCAACAATGGCTATGCTGGTGCGAAAGAAGCATTAGATTTCGTTGAAAGCCTACGCCACATGTTGGCAGAAGGTACAGGTACAACCACACAACTAACAGTCAAGTGGGATGGTAGCCCAGCTATTATCTGCGGTATTGATCCCACAGACAGTAAATTTTTCGTAGGCACTAAATCAGTATTCGCCAAAGGAGAACCTAAACTTTGCAAGTCAAATCGAGACATACAACAGTTCTACAGTGATAAACCTGAACTAGCAGAAAAGCTAGCTGTTGCTCTTAAGTATCTCAGCAAACTAGGTATCGGTGGAGTGGTGCAAGGTGACTTGATGTTCACCCAAGGTGATGTTACTAAAGTCGTCGTCAATGATGAGGAGTGCTATGTGTTTACTCCTAATACCATAACTTATGCTGTACCAGTTAACAGTCATCTTGGCCAACGTATTGCCAACGCACAACTAGGTATCATATTCCATACTACATATTCAGGCAACAGCATAGGAGAAATGACGGCCAGCTTTGGTGTTAATATAAGTGGATTCCATCAGAATAATGCTGTATGGTTTGATGATGCTACCTACAAAGACGTTACCGGACGTGCTAGTCTTACGCCCCAAGAAAATACCAAGATCAAACAACATCTCAGTGCCACACTAAAAACCATGCAGAAGATTGGTCAAGCTAGATTTGATGTTATCTTGACCGATAAAGAGTTTGGTCGTATGATCAAACCTTTTGTCAACAAGATGGTCAGAGGTGGCACACAGATCGCAGATCCAACTGCATTCCTTAAAGACTTTATCACTCACTATAACAGTGAAATGACCAAAGACATTGATGATCCTACTAGCCGTAAAGCACAGAATCGCGTGGCTAAAATCAAAGAACGTGAACAATGGATCGCTGATAATTCAAATAATCTCGTAGGTGTTTTGGCCACTTACAAACGTGTAATAGAACTTAAAAATCTACTGTTAGCTAAACTACATCAAGTAGAAAGCATAGGCACATTCCAAAAGACAGCAGATGGATATAAAGTCACCGCTCCTGAAGGCTTTGTAGCCATAGGACATGATGGTGGTGCTGTTAAACTAGTTGACAGACTGAACTTTAGCCGCGTTAATTTCTCCGGCAACAATTAATCTACGCAGTTTAATTTTTACAGATTGGATAAATAATTACATGTGCTTAGCCGAGGTTAAGCGCACAATTATAGGAGAAATAAAATGGTAACAACAATCACAAGAGTAAATGGTGGCGCACGCCCAGCAGACGGTTCTGCAGCAGGTAATGCTCAGGTAACAGGTCGTCAGTTAACACACTACACAGTGTATTCAGCTGGTATGTGGTCAACTTCAGGTGTTGCAGCAGGTGCGGTAAACTACCTAGCAACTGGTTCAGACTATGAAAAATTAGTTTTAGCTATCGAGCAAGTTGGTTCAATCGAGTTACTAGGTGCTCCACAATCAGGTAACCTATTCCACGTGGCTTTATCTGGTGCAGCTCCGGCAGCTAACGCGTCATCTTCATACTACTCAACTAAGAGTTCAGGTAGTTTAGAAGCTTACGCTAACACACAGATCAATGGTTCTGGTGTTTCAGGTGCTACAGTACAACTAGGCGTTGGTACTTCAGCAACAAACACACAAGTTCTATACTAATCTACAAGTTAGTTCAAGTAACACGAAACGGCACTTTTATAGTGCCGTTTTTTTATCTCTATAAATATCACTGTGGACACTCAACAATATCTCTATCAAGGCTTCACCCTAATTGACATAACCCCTACGGGAGTTATCAGCTATTCGCCTCAGAACGAATTCAAACGCAATCAACAGCGTAATTGGGAAACGGTTCAACAGATATTGAGCCTGCGCACACAACCTACGATATTAGAAACTGATAATTTTGTTGATGATTTGATCAACTATAATTTTGGTGTAAACTACACAGGCCAACATCGCATATGGACTTTTAAATTCGGAGTCGACTATGCTGATATCTATCAAGATGGTCCTGATAAGTTTGGTCTAGTAAAATATGACTTCACGCTAACACCAATAGTATTGGGTCTTGCAGAAACTATCAAACCTGAAGTGGCCATGTTTTATCCTAAAGGTCCATGGAATAACATATACTTTAAAAGTTTACTAAATTAGTTAAATATTATTAGATGCTCAAGGCATTCATTAAGGCACATATTAAGGCACACATTAAGGCTCATCAAAAACAGCATCGCTCACACAGGAAAGCGAGATGCCAGGTCCATCAGAAATTGAAAAAGAGAGCTTAGAAGCCCACGTTGAAATATGTGCTGTAAGGTACAGCAACTTGGAAACTAAACTACAAAACTTAGAACATCGTATGGATAAACTTGAAGGCTATTTGATTAGCATCAAGGACAGTCTAGACGACAAATTTGAAGGCAGAGGCAAACAAAGCGTCAGCATCATCGTCACCATCTTAAGCGTCGTCCTAACTGGTCTACTAGGTTTATTAGCCCACATCGTGTTCAAGTAATAAATACTTGCATGAAGATCGTAGAATTAACCAATAAATTACTATTACCCGTAACCAATGAAGAAAAAGAATTGCTAGAACGTTTCATTGGTGATACCCCCATCGCAAAAAGTCATCTCGATGAGCGTGAGCAATTGATAGCTCACAATTTAACAGTCAAGGACGTATTATTACGTACCAATACAGATGGTAAAATCTATTTCAAAAAACTCATCAACTAAGTTTGACATTGAAAAAATACAACGGTTTACTCAAGAAGAATTAGCTAGAATAGCTGAAACTCCTAGTGAGTTACCTTTTTGCTATCAGATAGGAACTGATATCCTAGTAGGATATAATAAGATCATCAAGATCAATGATAGCTGTTGGAGAGTGTTTGAAAAAGGCCAACAGGTTTGGGACTTTTTTAATCGCAAAGATGCTATATACTATTGTATCGCAGTGCATAAACAGGCTACACAGTTGGCCAATGACATACGAGAATGTGACAGTATGTTGAATAAATTAGAATTTGATGCCGCTTTATACAGGCAAAGATACAAAAAAGCCATAGCCCGTGGCGATAGTTGGGGTGAGGAATACTTTTCAACACGTTATCAAGAAGTTATGCAACGCATTGAAACGACTAAAAAAGAAATTAAGAAAAACTTAGATCTGGCTAAATATATTAAAGTCTAAATAGGAATCAGACCATGAAACTTGCAGAAATGGCTAAAACATCAGCTAAAAAAATTAACAAATTAATGGAAAGCCGCTTTGGTTTTGCTATAAATTTTGACAGTTTAACTGTTGAAAAAGCAGAAAGCCTAAGTGAAACTATTTCAGCTAATTTAAACAAAATCCGTCACAGTGTGGACTTACACACAGCAGAACGTAATCCACGTTATATGGAGTTACTAACAGTTCAAGAAAGCCTTAACACATGGTTAAATGAACGTCGTCAACAATTAGTTGAAGGTGAAGTTGGCAATGCTGAAGTACTGTTAGCTGCCAAGAACATGGTAGACTCAGTACAAGACGCTATCGAAAAAGTTGGTAAAATGCAAAATGAACAATTACCACAACTATTAGACAGTATCCGTGACCAAATTGGTTCAGAGCAAGCTGACGGTTTTAAAAACGCAGTCGGTTCTACATTAGAAACACTAATGCAAAATCTACAATCTGCACGTGAAGGTGTAGACAGTGGTGTACGTATTTTATCAGGTGAACAAGTTGACAACCCAATGTCTTTACCTGGTGATCAAGCAGATCTAAGTGGTGGCGATACAGATTTACCTCCGCCTCCAACCAGCGATCTAGATCAAGACGAAACTGATGGATTTGCCGCTAGCGATGCAGCCACTGGTGGCGCAGAAGAACTTGGCCGCGAATTAAGATAATCGTGCGCTTAAATGAGTTCGTACATAGTCCAAAGAATACTCCAGAGTCAAATTTAACAACGGCTCTGGAACTTATTCGCCATAGATATAAAGATAAACAAACTCCTCCAAAGATCAGCACACAAAGCCTGATCAACCTAGTATTAAATTCAGACAAAACTTTTGATTATGATGCATTGGTATCAGCGTATGAAACCAACCCAGCATTAAAGAATCTTATCAAAAGCTATAACAAAAACTACATAGAATTACAACCAGTGGGCGTAGATGCAGAATCAGATGAAACCACTACCACAACCCCAGCTGGTGACAGCACAACTAACCCAGTAGACACAGTCAGCGACATGGCCAAACAAGCAGCCAAGAACCGCGGCGCCGCTGGTTTCTAAAACCATTTGACATAGCACTATAAATACTGTAGTATTTTACTATACTATTGGAGATTATATGGCTTATTCAGAAAAAGTTCTAGACCATTACGAAAATCCTCGTAATGTGGGCAGTCTGGATAAAAACAGTCCGGACGTAGGAACAGGTATGGTTGGCGCACCCGCTTGTGGTGACGTGATGAAGTTACAAATTGAAGTACATGATGGTGTTATAACAGATGCGAAGTTTAAAACTTATGGGTGTGGAAGTGCTATTGCTAGCAGTTCGTTGGTTACGGAAATGCTTAAAGGCCGTACTCTTGACGAAGCAACTAGTATCAAGAACTCAGACATCGCAGAAGAACTAGCACTACCCCCGGTAAAAATCCACTGTAGTGTGCTAGCAGAAGACGCTATCAAATCAGCGATCGCAGATTACAAAAAGAAACATGAAACCATCACCCATTGAAAGTCCTTGTATTGGTGTTTGTGCCTTTAACAGCATTGATGAATGTAAAGGTTGCCATCGTACCGTAGATGAAGTACGTGAATGGTATAATTTCACAGACGAACAAAAACAAGAAATTATAGATAGATTAGACGATGATTACCTTAACAGAAAACGCCGCTAAAAAGATGCAGGCCGCACTATACGATCGCCGGAAAGGTATAGGTATGCGTATTGGTGTACGTACCAGTGGTTGCAGTGGATTTGCTTACGTATTAGAATTCGCTGATAAACTATTTCCGGGTGATCTTGAAATAGAAGATCGTGGAGTTACATTAAT